GTCTTAAAGAGCGTTATACTGAGTATGAAAAAGCAACGATGACCGACCCTGTAGGGCGTAAAATCTACTTAAACAAGAAATTATGCGAGCAGTTAATCACAAATCATAACGAGGCGCACAGGAATGATTGAATTATACCGCTGGTATCACGACGACTGCACTATAGGTAGATTATGCTTTGAAGATTTCCAGTGCTTTACGCTTGAGCTACCCGACTTAAACAACCAGAGAAATATTAGCTGTATCCCAGAAGGCGTTTATAACTGTCATATATTCAACAGCCAAAAGAACGGAAAAGTAATCAGCATTGAAGACGTGCCTGGCAGGAGCTACATTCAAATTCATTCAGGCAATTTCACGTCACAAATTGAAGGGTGTATATTGGTTGGCGATTCAATCAAACGGCTAAACGCTGACAACATACCTGATGTAACAAATTCAAAGAAAACACTGTCCGAGCTATTAGCAATAGTTCCGATGAAAACAAAGATAAGTATTTATTAGGAGATAAATCATGGCATTATTAGCAGATACACGAAAAGCAAATAACAACGTAGCACGACAAGACGACTTAAATCGTAGGATAGGCACAATTGAATCACAAGTATTAGCTTGGATGGCAGAGGCTACCCAACTGCACACTGATGTGGATGCAGGTGATAAAGCTGAGGTATTAGCAATGCGTGACGACTTAATCGCTAAACTAACGGCGTCTGTAGTTATCTAGCATGGCCTACGGGTTTCTCTATACGCTTCCAACGATAACCGGATCACATACGGATTTTCCGGTTGTCTTGAAAACGGCTGATTTTCCAGCGACATCAATAGATGGAAGTGCTAACGCGTTCACCACTGGTGGCGGTGAGATTAAAGCCTATACTTCTAGCGCAAAGACCACCCAACTACCTATCGAGGTGGTGACTTTTGTATCAAGCGCAACCGTACCTGAAGCTGAGGTATGGGTGAAGATTGGAACGGCTGCAACAGGCGGAACGATATATCTAGAGAAAGACGCGGTACAAACGGCTCAACCAGCGGTAACAGATACCTATGGTAGAAATGCTGTTTGGTCTGATTATGAGGCTGTTTATCACGGTAATGACCTTGTTGATGCGACAGGCAATGGTCATACATTAACAAGAGTAGGGACACCGACAGAGGGAAATGCAGGAAAGATTGGCGGAGCTTTTAATCTAGACGGCTCAACTGAATATTATGATTTAACCTCAAATATAGCGTCTGCCGAACCATTGAGTTTAAGCGCTTGGTTTAACGCAAACAATATTACAGCGCAGCATACAATTGCATGTCTTGGAAATAATGGCGCTCAAGGTATGATGAGATTGTTTGCAGCAGGGGCAACCACGGGCGATCCTGTTAGGGCTCAAAAGCAAGGTGATACAGGCGTTGCATATCAATCTGACACAACTTCAGGATATTCAGCGTCAACATGGGAATATGCTGTAGGGTCTTTTGCTAGCGACACAAGTAGGTCATCATTTCTAAACGGCGGATCTAAAGCAACAGACACAAATAGCGTAGCAGATCCAACTGGCGATTTTACTACAATCGGAGTAATGAAGAGATCGACAACAGCGCACTATTTTGGAGGCTCTTTAGACGAGGTTAGGTTTTCTTTAAGGACATATTCAGACGATTGGATAGCTGAAGAATACGCCAACCAAAACGCCTCTACAGCATGGGGTACGGTAGGAGCTTGGTCTGATAGTGGCGGTGGGCCAACAGGAATACAAATATTTAGACGAAGAATTCAACAAAGGAAAGCGGCATGATATTAGGCAAGTATAACCAAGCAAAAACAATCACCTTCGACCTATTTGAGATTGACGGCATTGATTTGTCTGTAGCTGCTACCTTTGCTGCTGGCGATGTCAAAATCCAAAAAGACGAGGGAGTAGAGGCCAACACCACTAATTTACCAACTGATGAAGGCTCGACTTATTCGCTAGTATTAACCGCAGCAGAAATGAGCGCAGCAAGAATACGCATAATAATTATTGATCAAACAGCGACGAAAGTATGGCTAGATACGTCGATCGGGATTGAAACGTATGGCAATGCCAGCGCTGAACATGCTTTTGATTTAGACACGGCAAGCACAGCCCAAACAGCAGACCACACAGCAGGCATAGCCGACATTCCAACGGTTGCTGAATTCAATGCTCGAACGCTATTGGCGGCCAACTACTTCGATCCAGCAGTCGATGTTGTGGCTAATGTAACTTTAGTTGACACCACCACCACTAACACAGATATGCGCGGAACAGATAACGCGGCACTAGCTACCTCATTAGCTACCGCTCAACTAGACCTTGATACTATTACTGGTGCGGACGGTGTAACACTGGCAACTACTCAAGGCGCGATTACATGGGGCGCTGTGACTATTTCGGTGGCAGATGGGCTGAACAATATTACCTTGGCTGGCTCGGGTTCTGCTGACGGATTAGCGTACACAAGGATTGGAACAGGAAGTCTATTTGATACAGCATGGGCGGCCGCTTTAGAGTCCGAAGTAACAGACGCTTTAACAGCATACGCGCCAGCAACCGAGGCTAAGCAGGACATTATAGATACTGTAGTTGATGGGATTAAGGTAACAACCGATAAGTTCGTGTTTACAGTGGCTAACCAAGTTGACTCAAATATCCAGTCAATTAACGACGTAACTATAACTGGTGACGGCAGTGCCACGCCTTTTGATGTATAATGAGTCTTGAGGTTGCAGGCGTATGGAATACTGGCGTCTGGGCTACTACGGTCTGGGCTGATGACGTATGGCGTGAGGGTGAGTATGTGTCTGCAACACTTATCGGCAATAAGATGTACGTTAGTTACGAAGAAAGAAAAATGACCATTGACGCAAGAGACAGAACAATGATGCCCGAATATACAGAAAGGAAAATGACAGTATGAAGGTTCAAAGCTGGCCAAGCAGAAAAGGCGCTGCAACTCATTACGAGGTTGATTATAGTGTATTAGTTGGAAGATTAGGTACAACTGTTTCAACCGTAACATGGAGCGTGGAAAGCGGAAGCGCCACAATTTCAGGCGAAACACTAGCAAGCGGCGTAGCTTCAGCGCTAATAACAACCGGATCAGAAGACTGCTCTCTTATTAAGCTAGAGGCAGTATTGGCAGACGGTCAAACAGACGTGTTCTTCTTTAAGATAAAGACAGAAGACCCAAAATGTGTGCAAAGTACAGCAGGGAGATATTAATCTAACCATGTACAAATACAAAATGATTAATACGAGCGAATTAAATGGTTATAAAAATAATGCCAGGACACACTCGCCTGAGCAAGTAAAACAGATTGCCAGTTCTATCAATGAATTTGGCTTTACTAATCCACTATTAATCAACGATAAGAAAACCATTATTGCAGGCCATGGCAGAATAGAGGCTGCACTAACATTGGGAATGGATAAAATTCCTTGCATAATAGTAACAAATCTTACGCTCGACCAAGAGAAAGCATTAATCATTGCCGACAATCAACTAGCATTAAACGCAGGGTGGGATTTAGATATACTCAAAGCTGAAATTGACGACTTAAGGCTAAACGATTTCGACGTTGAGCTATTAGGGTTTGATGATGACTTTATAACCGACCTGCTACAGCCAGAGCCAACAGAAGGGCTAACCGATGAGGATGCTGTTCCTGAAGTGCCAGAAGAGCCAGTAACCGCGTTAGGCGATATATGGGAGCTAGGTAACCATAGATTAATGTGTGGTGACTCTACCAGTATTGACGCTGTTGAAAAATTAATGGATGGCGTATATCCCGATTTAATACACACCGATCCTCCGTATGGGATGAATGCTGTCACAAAAAGTGGCGTATTATCAAAGAGCTACAAAACAGATATTATTGGCGATGATAACACTGATATAGCTAAAGACGCTTTTCGCCTTATAAACGGGATGTATCCTGAATCAAAACAAATATGGTGGGGCGCCAATTATTACTGCTCTGTTCTGCCTGATAGCGAGTGCTGGCTAGTGTGGGATAAAAACAACGGGCAAAGCGATCAAACTGATTGCGAGCTAGCTTGGGCTAATTTCAGGAGTGTTGTGGGGCAATTCACGCAAGCAAGCGAAAAAACAAACAGAGTTCATCCAACTCAAAAGCCTGTGTCGTTAATGGAATGGATAATTAAAAGATTCAAATTGTCATCAAGTACGATAGCTGATTACTTTGGTGGCAGTGGGTCGACATTGATGGCTGCAGAGAAAAACAATACCAAATCATTTAATATGGAGTACGATCCGAGGTTCTGCGATGTAATAATCAACAGATGGCAAGATTACACTGGACGTCTAGCCATCCATACGGCTACAGGCAAAACATATTCGGAGTTAAAGAATGACAAAGAATAAAGGCGGTCGACCTAGAAAGGAGTTTGATTATAAAACGCTTGATAACCTTTGTGGAATCATGTGTACAGCAGAGGAAATATCATCGATATTAGATATAAGCGCAGACACATTAGACAGGCGGTTGAAGGAAGATGGTCATGCTGGTTTTGCGGAGTACTTTAAAAAGAAGTCGTCAAATGGCAGGGCTTCACTAAGGAGAGTGCAATTTAAATCAGCGTTAGACGGCAACACTACCATGTTAGTGTGGCTAGGTAAGCAGCATTTAGGGCAGACAGATAAGCAAGCAATTGACTTAGAGGCCAACATAACGGCAAGGGAGGCAGATGAGCTCACAGATGAACAGCTCGCAGATATCGCCACAAGCGGCAGCAAGTGAGCTGCTAAAGCGTAGAGAGGCGCGTAAAGGCTTATTACCTTTTGTAGAGTACACTATGCCGAACTTTCAAAGCGGCGAGCATCATCAGCAAATAGCGGAAGCATTGGAAAAGGTTGAAAGGGGCGAGATTAATCGTTTAATGATATTCGCGCCACCTAGGCACACTAAGAGCGAATTAGCATCAAGACGGTTTCCAGCGTGGTACTTAGGAAGGAATCCAGACAAACAGATAATTGCTACAACATACGGATATGATTTAGCCAGCGACTTTGGTCGTGATGTTAGAGGGATAGTAGACAGCGAAGAGTATGACAAGTTGTTTGATACCAAGCTAAGAGCTGACTCTAAAAGCGCTAACAGGTGGCACACGAACGAAAACGGCGTTTATATTGCTACTGGTGTAGGTGGCTCGATAACGGGCAGAGGCGCACACATAGCGCTCATTGACGACCCATTTAAGAACAGAGATGACGCTGATAGCGAGTTAATGAGAGATAAAGTATGGAAATGGTACACATCAACATTTTATACTCGACTAATGCCAGGCGGCGCAATAATTATTATCCTAACTCGATGGCATGAGGACGACTTAGCAGGAAGACTGCTAGAGGACGAAAAGAACGGCGGCGACAAGTGGACAAAGATTAGCTTGCAGGCCATTAAGAACGAAGGCACAAAGCAAGAGGAAGCATTGTGGCCAGAGTGGTATAATTTAGACTACTTAAAGCAAACTAAACACGTTATAGGGAATAGAGACTGGACAGCGCTATATCAACAAAACCCAGCGCCAGACGAAGGCATTTATTTCACTAAGGATAAATTTAGGTGGTATGACAAGCTACCTAATAACTTAACTTATTATGGTTCTAGCGATTACGCGGTAACCGATGGAGCAGGAGACTTTACAGAACATGGTGTATTTGGTGTTTCGCCTAATGATGATATTTACATCACAGACTGGTGGAGCGGACAAACGCAATCCGATGTATGGATTGAAACACAGTTAGATTTAGTGCTTAAGTGGAAAGTTATGATGTGGGCTGGTGAGACTGGCCCAATTAGAAAGGCGGTAGAGCCGTTTCTAGATTTAAGAATGAGAAAGCGCAGGGCGTTTACTAGTTTAGAGTGGCTTCCAACTGTAGCAAATAACAAAGAAGCTGGGGCTAGAACATTTCAGGCTTTGGTCAACAGCGGCATAGTTTATTTGCCAAAAGGTGAGCAATGGGCGATTGATTTAGTCGATCAACTTATTAGGTTTCCGGTAGGCAAGTTTGACGATAAAGTTGACGTATGTACTGGATTTGCAAGAATGATTAACAATGTATGGGCGTCAAGCCCTAGCACAAGTGAAGATGATAAAAAGCCGGACAGATACGACAGGGCATTTGATGACAGCGAAGAACATGACAATTCATGGAAATACGCATAAAAGGTTAATACTATGACTATAGGATTAGAAACATTAGTTCAATACTTCGAGGATTCTGCAAGTTCTTCTGATAGTGCGAGAGCGCTCAGCGAGAAAGCAAGAGATTATTATGACGGCAAGCAACTTACCAGCGAAGAAATTACAGAGCTAAAAAAGAGAATGCAGCCACCCGTTGTATTTAACCGCATTCAGCCAAAGATTGACTTTCTGTTAGGCTCAGAGCGCAGGCAGCGAACCGATCCAAAGGCATTTCCTAGAACACCTGATCACGATGAAGCGGCAGACGCTGCAACAGACGCTATTAGATACGTTCAAGACAACAATAACTTTGATGTACTTAGCTCAGATGTGTTCGAGAGTGGTTTAATTGAGGGAACTGGTGGTGTATCAGTTGAGGTTGATCCTGAAACACTAGACATCATCATTAAGCGCGTTCATTGGGATAGATACTTTTACGATCCACACTCAAGAGAAAGAGACCATAGAGACTCGCGCTATGATGGCGTTGTTATGTGGATGGACTTTGAAGAAGCTAAAGAGAAGTGGGGCGACGCTGCAGACGAGCTAGAAACCCAAATGCAACACACTTTAGCAACTGGCGATACATTCGAGGACAAGCCAACATCAGCACAATGGTTTGATTCAAGTCGAAAGCGCGTCATGGTTGTGCAGATTAACTATATTGACAAAGGCAGATGGTATACGTCTATTTACACCAAGGGCGTATATTTAGAAAAGCCAAAAGAATCGCCTTATGTGGACGAAATCGGAAAGCCCGAAAACCCTTTAATCATGATGAGCATGAAGGTTGACCGTGAAGGTAATCGTTACGGCGCTGTTAAAAACTTAATTGATATCCAGGACGAGATAAATAAACGTCGCTCTAAATCGCTTCACTTGCTAAACACGAAGCAAACCTTTAGTAAAGAAGGACATTTGAAGGATATTAATCGATTTAAGCGCGAAGCCAATAAACCTGACGGACATTTAGAGTTTCCTGCAACTGGTGAATTTGGTAAAGACTTCGGTGTTATTCCTGATAGCGGACTAGTAGCTAGTCAATTCCAGATGTATCAAGAGTCTATTCAGCAAATGGATTCAGTCAGTGCAAACGCCGCATTAAGCGGACAAACAGATCAAGGGTTAAGCGGTCGTGCTGTTCAGGCATTGCAGCAAGGTGGCTCGATTGAGCTAGCTCCATTGTTTGATGTTCATCTACAATGGAAAAAGCGCGTGGCTCGGGCTATATGGTCAAGGGTCAAGCAATACTGGAAAGAGCCTAAATGGTTACGAGTTACTGATGAAGAAGAAAACTTAAAGTGGGTCGGACTTAATCAGCCTGTTACAATGGCAGAGCAGGCGGTAATGGAAAAAACAGGTATGAGCCTTAAAGACGTTCAGGCGCAGTTTGGCGATAAGATAAAAGAAGTAGTTGCTCAAGACCCTGAGCTAGCTAAACCAGTGGCGAAGGACAACGACGTTGCTGAAATTGACGTGGACATTGTTCTTGAGGAAGTGCCAGACACTGTTAACTTGCAAGGTGAGCAGTTCGATCTATTAGTTAAGATGTATCAAGTTAATCCACAGTCTGCTGATAATCCAAAAGGAATACCATGGGAATCATTGGTTCAGATGTCTAGTTTACGCAATAAAGATAAATTGCTGGGTAATGATTTAACGCCAGAACAACAACAAGCAAGAGAACAGCAATCCGCAATACAACAACAGCAAGTGCAAATGCAACAAGCCCTCGCAGAGCTTGAGGCTGGCAAAACTAAGTCTGAGATAGATAAGAACATGGCTACTACAGAAAAACTCACTCAGGAGGCGGCGCAGAAGCAATTAGAGAGCATACTGATAGCAACTGATCCAGCTAAGGTGAATGTTTCCGTATGATAGTTGCCTGCCCAACAGTTCCGCATACAGGATCATACTTTATTGTTAAGCATTTGTTTGAGGGCTATGAGCAGGTTTTATTTAATCAGCAACATACTCAAGAGGACGCTATTTATTTCGATCACATGTTTCCGCATAAACGGGCGTCTATTGAAGCGATATGCGATCAATATCCGGTGATTATTCCGCTTAGGCATCCGAAAGTATGCGCTTTAAGTTGGGAGCGAAGAAATAAAGAGCTTGGCGATATGTGCCAAATGTTTAGGGAATTGACCAATATTTACGACAAATACGATCCTTTTTACATTCCTTTGGATACAGAGTTAAGAAAAAGCGCACTTAATAGCATTAATGACGAATTAGTGGTAAAATTGACTACAGACTGGCGGCCTATTCATTCAAAGCGTGAAGGCTCATCAGTAAGGTTTACAGATAACATAGAATTAAAGGAAGGAGAACTAGTCGATGAGTTAATCGAAGAAATTAAGCCTTTTTTAGATAGGTTTTACAGTTAGTAAAAAAGCGCCACCGGCTATCGGGTGATCGTGACGCCAACGCAAGGGCGATAGGAAACGCAATGGAAAGTTTAAGTAATGTATTTGAAGATGGTGAACCAGAAGCAATTGACCAAGTAGACGATAAAGCAGTTGAAGAGGTCGAAGAACCAGCAGAGGCAGAGCCAGAAAAGGTCGAAAAAGAACAAGAGCCGGAGGCGACGACAGCACCGGAAACAACAGAGCCAGAACCGAAAAGCGTGCCAATAAAAGCATTAATGGCAGAACGTGAGAAACGGCAAGAGCTAGAAAGAAAGGTTGCAGATTTAGCCGCCCAAAAAGCGAAAGAGCCTGCGCCAGATATTTTTGAAGATCAACAAGGATTTACTGAACACCTGCAAAAGCAGATTGATACCGACAGATTTAACGATCGCGCTAATCAATCAGAGTTTTATGCAAAGCGGGAATTTGGCGAAGAGGAGTTATCAGCAAAAGTTGAAGCTTTCAAAGAGCTTAAAATGACCAATCCAGAGCTAGAGGCTCAAGTATTGAATGCAGTTAGCCCATACCATGAAATTGTTGATATTGTCAGCAAGCATGAGAAAATGGAAAAAATGCAAAATATAGATGAGTTTGAAGCAAAGACTAGAGCAGAAATTGAAGCTAAAGTCAGAGCTGAAATAAAGGCTGAGCTGGAAGGTAAAATAAATGCCGATAAAGACTTGCGTGATTCTATCCCAACATCGTTGGTAGATGAGCCGTCCAAAGGGACAATAAACAAACCCACATGGGCAGGGCCTTCTACCTTAGACAGTATATTAGACTAAAGGTATAACATCATGGCAGATACAGCAGCAGCAACCGGCTTAACGGTTCAGCAGTGGGACGAGAAGTTTTTCGTAGACTCTCTAAACGCATCAATTTTCAAACCCTTCATGGGGTCTAAAACAAACTCAGTAATTAATGTTAAAGAAGATTTAACTAAAAAGCCTGGCGACTCAGTCACGTTTTCACTGGTTAATGCCCTTTCTAACAGCGCAGTTACTGGCAGCAACACGCTAGAAGGCAATGAAGAGGCTTTAATCTCTCGTAGCCAGAAAGTGACTATCGATCAATATCGTAACGCTGTACTCATTCCGGCACTTGAGGAGCAGTTTTCAGCGATCCCGCTTCGTAACGCAGGAAGTGACGCGTTAATGAACTGGGAAATGGAATTAACACGCGACAAAGTTATTACAGCTTTAGGCTCTATTAACGGCGTTGCTTACGGTTCGGCTTCAGAAGCTCAAAAAGACGCTTGGTTAGTAGATAATGCGGACAGAGCGTTGTTTGGCGCAGTGCTTTCTAATGACAGCGGCCCTGGCGATCACTCGGCAGCTTTAGCTAACATTGATAACACAGCGGATAAGTTAACCCCTGGAGCTATCAGCTTAATGAAGCGCCTTGCTAAGACAGCATCGCCTAAGATTGGGCCGCTTAAGCCTCGTAAGGGTGGCGTAACTAGTGATAGTTATGTAATGTTTGTTCCTTCTCTGCTTTTGAGAGACTTGACGAACAACAGTGACTTTTTGCAGGCCAATCGTGAAGCTCGCCAACGTGGAAAGATGAACCCTATCTTTGCAGGTGCTGACTACATTTATGATAATGTAGCTATCATTGAAGTTGAAGATATCGCCGTATTAACCGGCGTTGGTGCAGGCTCAATTGATGTTGCTCCAGCTTACCTATGTGGCGCAGGCGCAGTAGCAATGGCATGGGGTAAGCGTCCGCAAACAATCGCTGAAGAGCATGACTATAAAGACAAGCAAGGTTTAGCAGTTCGTCAGTGGTACGAGATCGAAAAAATGACGTTCGGCACTGCTGCGGGTTCTGATACTGGTGATTTAAAAGATCACGGTGTTGTAACTGGTTTCTTCGCTGCTGTAGCAGACTCTTAATCAATAGGGGGTTAATAGCCCCCGCATAGGAGAAGATTATGACAACATTTACAGCAACGAGAGCAGGGGAATCATTGCCTGTTTTCAAAGCAAGTGGAGCAGGCATTTTATGTGCCGCTTATGGAACTGTAGAAATTGCCACTAATCCAGTGGCTGCAGATATTTACGAAATGTGTCGAGTGCCAGCAGGCGCGGTAGTTGTTGGCGGCATGATTTACGCCGATGATTTAGATACAGGCGTAGAGACGCTTGATATGGACATCGGCTGGGCTGCTAATGGCAGTGATGCTGCAGATCCAGATGGCTTTGGCAACTTAGGCGTTTGGACTGGTGATGTAACTACAGACGTTAAGCCTGTAGCTGGCAACATGTTCAACTTCCAAGGTGTTCTATTGGCAGACGGCCCTAAGGCCTTTGTTAATGAAACCGTCATTCAGCTTGTAGCCAATGTGACCGCCGCAACAGGTGGTACAGGCACTTTAAGCGCGGTTGTATACTACGTTAACCCTTAAACCCATTGAGGGCTTCGGCCCTCATTTTTATTATCTACTGCAAAGGTACTTAATCATGAAATTTAAACTTATTAAACTTGGATGCAAGGATGTCGGCGCTTATGGCGGGGCAAAATTATCTACTGGCGACACATTTGAACTGGATGGCCACTTGGCAGAAAAAGCCAGCAATAATCCGGATTTTGAATTGGTTAAAGCAGCTAAGAAAGCTCCAGCTAAGAAAGCTGCCGATTAACATGTGATAGTCGGCTTTTATTTTTCCGAAGTTAAATCAAGAAAGGTAACAAAGAATGGCAACAGCGGCGGAAATAAGAAACAAGGCAGCATCTAAACTTGGCGTAAAGGCTATTGGTCAAACTTTAGACAACCCAATATCAAGCGACTTAGATGAGGCTTATGCCGAGGTTTACACAAGGCTTAGAGCTGAAGACTTGGTTAATTGGCATATTACATCAGAAGTGCCAGACGACATAGTTAGCCCTGTTGTTGATTTGGTTGCATTTGCTAGAGCTGTTGAGTATGGCGTTAGTGGCGATAGGTACAATCGAATTATTCTAGCGGCTAGTCAGGCAGAAACAAGAATAAGGCGCTCACTTCAAGACGATTACTTTACCGATGAGTCAGAGGCTAAATACTACTAATGGCTATCGTTAGCCTTCCATTAATAGGCCCAACATATACAAACCGATCTCTACCCGTTGGCGCTCAGGTCACTCGTAACTTTTACGCAACGATTAACGATCAAGGCGGCGAACAACTATCCTTTCAACCGTTCCCGGGACTAAAGACATTTGCTACAGGCACAGGCTTTGCGCGTGGCGCTGGTCGGCTGAATAACGTCCTGTATGTTGTTATGGGCGACAACCTTAATAAAGTGTCATCGTCTGGGGTAGTAACAGAGATTGGCGCTATAGAGGGTTCTGGTCGATGTGTACTAGCAGAAGATCAAGCAGGCAATCTAATCATTGCAACTGGCGAAGGCAAGCCTTATCAGTACGACGGCTCAAGCTTGACGCAAGGCACTGATGTTGATTTGCCTGACGCCAACACAGTCACCTACATTAACCGAAGAGTTGCTTATGATGGCATTGGCGGTGACGTTGCTTTTTCAGACTTAAGTGACCCAGACAGCGTAAATAGTTTAAATGTGGCGATAGCAGAGGCTAAAGCAGATGATTCTATTGCGGTATATGCCTACAAGTCACAATTACAGGTGTTTGGCGAAAAGTCTATTCAGCCCATGTATAACAGTGGCGTTGGCAACCCACCTTATTCATTTATATTAAACGCCAATCAAGAGGTCGGACTTGCGGCGGTTCATTCGATAAACTCAAACAATAATTTTCTGTATTTCTTAGGCAGTGATTTGTCTATATATCAAATGGCGGGACTCAGTTTGAGAGCTATTGGCAATCCTGCGATTGGGCAAGCTATCGAAAACTACACTGATGTTTCTGATGCTTACGGCGTTTGTTTTACGCTAGATAACACTAATTTTTATATGCTCTCATTTCCAACAGGTAACGAGACATGGTTATTTAACGAAACCGCCGGAATATGGACTAATCTAGCTTATGGCATGGATGGATCGCAACACCTAATATCAAGCTATGAGCATATTTACAACAAGCACCTAGTTACGGACAGAAGAAATGGCAATGTTTACGAACTAGACTTTGATACTTATACAGACAATGGCGACCCAATCCAGCACCAAAGAGATACTATATCTATTAATGGCGCTACTTTTGGCGCGCCTGGCGTTACTGTTTTTATGAACTATTTGCGCTTAGAAATTGAATCAGGCGCAAGCCTAGTAACCGATGAATCGCAAATCATCATGCAATACTCGGATGATAACGGTCGTTCGTGGAGCAGTGAACGATGGATGTCAATCGGTGAGCAAGGTGAGTTTGAGCATGAATTAGTTTGGTGGGGCATGGGTTCTTTTAAGAACAGAATGTTTCGATTCACTATGTCAGATAATATCAAATGGGTGTTGATTAAACTTTCAGCAGATGTGGAGCTTGGCAGTGGCTAACGTCGATCCTTTTGTCATTCAGTGGCCTAGAGCGTGGACAGACGATCCAGAAATAGGGCCAGTCGTCCACTACTTAAACCGCTTTTTACATGACTTGTTTATCAGGTCTGGTGGTGGCGACGATCTGATTGAAGAAGCTGAAAAGCTATTGGTCGGCGTTGATTCAAGAGTGTCTAAAAACACAGCAATTATTGACTATCTCTCGAACAGAGAAAAGATTGTAGTCACGACCGCCGGATTAACGGCGTACAGGTTTGATACGATTATTTGCAACAACACTTCGAGCATTAATATAACTTTAGATCCTAACGCTAAAAAAGGCGATGTGATTAACGTGAAACGACAAAACGCTGAGGTTATTGTATTAGGTGACATTGATGGCGATACAGATATGGTGATAAATGTGCAGTATTATTCAGCTAAACTTGTGTTTAATGGCACAGATTGGTCAAGGGTGTAACTATGATTACTCAAGAAGAATTAAAAGAACTATTCAACTACAAGGATGGGTGTTTTTATTGGAAGAATACTGGAAAAGGAAGAAAGAAATCAAAGTCAGCAGGGTATAATAGCGTTCGCGGGTATAATAGATTAGGCATTCACGGCATAAGTTATATGACACACAGGTTAATATTTTTGTACCATCACGGATATCTACCTAAATACATCGATCATATAGACAACAACCCATCTAACAACAGGATAGAAAACTTGCGTGAGTGCACCGTCAGCCAAAATGGATGCAACTCTAGAAACGCAAGCAATAATACGTCAGGCGTTAAAGGTGTTTACTGGCACAAAATACATAAAAAATGGCTTGCTAGGATTCAAGTAAACGGGAAAAGAATGATTGTAGGTTATTTTAATGCTATTGAGGATGCAAAAGCATCCATTGATGCAGCAAGAATAAAACACCACAAAGAGTTCGCGAGGCACGTATGAGTTTTGATGCGATACCCAATCCATTGCCAACAAAAGGCTCACCAGTTGACCTTTATTTGGACGCTTGGAAAATTCCAAAGGTTTCGTTTCCTGTCAGCTTGTTTTCTAGCGCATTTACTTTCAATGTAGATCCTGCTGCTTGGTTTATGTTTGAAAATGGGTCGCAGGTTTACACATCAACTGATATAACAAGCACTAACAGCGCAGGGAAATTACTAACAACGGTCACAAATACAAACTTGTTACTAGAGTCCAGAGAATGCCCAAGATACCAACCAAACAGAGGTCACTTATACTCAACCGCTTTATGGTGTCCAAATAAGACAAGAGACGGGGTTAGACAGTGGGGCGTAGGCGTTATAGCTGAGAATGGTGTTGGCTTTAGGCTGAAGTCTGACGGACTACTGTATGCCGTATTGATGTCTGGCGGTGTTGAAACAAAAGAGGAGTTAATTGATACATCATCGGTGACTGGGTTCGATGTAGAAAAAGGAAATGTATATGACGTTCAGTACCAGTGGCGAGGCGTTGGTAATTATGAGTTCTATATTAACTTAACCTTAGTTCACACTTTCTCTAATTTAGGTCAATTAACAGCGCTAAGCATGGAAAACCCAGCCTTGCCAGCTCATTTCTCTGCTATTAGAACGACAGAGGACGTTGAGATAAATATAGGATGTGTCGATATTTCATCTGAGAACGGCAAAAACAACTTTAGAGAGGCGTATACATCGGCTTATGCCGCCGCCGTAGCCGTCAGCACAGACACGCCAGTTATTGTGATCCACAACCCTTTGCAAATTAGCGGACAAACAAACACAAGAACAATGACTCTAGCTAGGATTAGTGCAACCTGTAGTAAAAAGGCTGTATTTAAAGTATGGATGACACGAGACCCAGCACAAATAACGGGTGAGACATTAAAAGTTGTTGGCAATGGGTCTTATGCTCAGACAGACTCTACCGATATGGATGCGACAGCAGTAAGAGCAACATCTGTGACACTAGCTGGCTTGTCTTTTGTTACAAGCATCCCTGTTGAGGCGGCCACAACAAGAGAAGTTGACAACCCGTATAGAGATAGAATTGAATTCCCTATTGTTAGGGGCGACTATTTAGTGGTTACGTGTACCGCGGCCTCAGCAAGCGCAGAGGTAACAGTTGAGTGGGGTGAGCAGAGATGATTTTAACAAGAGTAACCAGCCATCACGATTCAGCGCCTATCTATATTAATTTAGATCAAATTGTTAGTGTCCACCTTCACTCTGGCGTTGATTATCATGTTGAGATGTCTGACGGGTCTAGTATGCACATCGAGCTTACCGACTCAGTGATTGATGGATTGATAAACGATGCTGATACGGCTTACACGCCATAATGGACAATAAAGGATAAGGGTTTATTTTAATGACCATAACAACATCAACACCAATAGTAAGTGGGTTTGACTTAACGACGTCATTTCAAGCTATTTACACAGTGCAATCGCCTTACTTAAGGGTCAGCATCACCTCGGCTGTATTTAACAACTACAGCGCGTCTAATGCTGATTTAACGGTACGCATTACCCAAGGTGGCACAAGTGACTCACTTGATGAGATAGTCACAGAGTATGAAATAAGAGCAAAAGACAATTATTTGATCCCTGCTTTAATAGGTCAGGCAATTTCTCAGGGCGGTACAATAGAGGCAAAGGCCAGTGCAAATTCCAGTATTAACGCAAATATAACAGCGACATTAATATCATGAATACAAAAACACCAAAATTTGGTATAATTGACCAATGATTAGACTAGCAACCATTGAAGACATGCCAGAAATACTAAGAATGGGTGAAAACTTCTTTAATGCCTCTGGTTATGGTGAGCTTACCACCTTTAATAAAGACGACACCAGAAATTTAGTTGAGAGGCTTATAGAAACAGGCACTCTTCTAACAGATGGCAAATCAACCATACTTGGATTTATTGTGTTTCCAATATTCATGAACGTTTCATACCTTATGGCTCAAGAGTTGTTTTGGTGGGTCGATGAGGACGCCAGAAATACAGGTGTCGGCATTAAGATACTAAGAGCAGCAGAGGCTCTAGCTAAAGAAAAAGGCGCAAACTTAATGATCATGCTGTCACTAAACGACTTAAATGGTGAAAAAGTGAATAAATTATATGAAAAATTAGGGTACAAGCCGAAAGAGCAAAATTATATGAGGTTATTGTAATGGCTATTGGTACAGCGACGGCATTAATAGGGTCTGCTATTATAGGCGGCGCACTTCAGCACTCAGGTAGCAGAAGGGCGGCAAGAGCGCAAGAGCGAGGCAATCAAGCGGCAATTGATGAGCAGAGAGCAGCAAGAGAGCAGTTTTTTGCAAGGACTCAACCATTTGTTGATATTGGTTTAAGCGCTGGCGAACAGCTCCAAGCTTTACTCAATAATCCGCAAGCTGGACTTGATGAAATCAACCCTGTTGTCGATATTTTGAGAAATCAAGGTTTTGAGCAAATCCAAGAGTCGGCAGCGGCAGGCGGTCGATTAGGTGCTGGTGGCACTTTGAAGGATTTAACTCAATTTAATACCGATTTAACGACAACCGTTATCCCTCAATTACAGAATCAGCGGTTCAATCAACTGTTTAATGTGTTGGGACTTGGTCAAAACGCAGCGACCGGACAAGGTACAGCAGCGCTACAGACTGGAGCTAACATATCAGGCTTTCAACAAGGTATCGGCAACGCAAGAGCTGGAGGCATTGTTGGCAGCACTAACGCGCTAACTGGCATGCTTAGCAATATTGGATCGGCCTTTGGGGCACAACCGTCAGGAGGCGCAGATATGTTTTCAGATCAAAACCTATACGGCGAAAGCGGCGCGCCTTCATTCACAATGCCAACGTTCGCCCCGCCTCAATTTTAAGGAATATTCTAATGGCTCAATTTGCACCATTTAACCCTGTACAAGACTACCAGAGAGCTAGATCTAATGCTTTGTCAATGCAAAGGCAAGAGCAGGCTATACAGAGAGAGCGAGAGGCTGCGCCAATAAGAAGCCAGATGGACAAACTTGGCTTAGAGCAAGCTCAAAAAGGCGTGGCTAGAAGTGAAACAGAGTATAAGCAAGAAGACGCCATACAAAAAGCAACTATTCTGCACAATACCGCGAAAGCTATTCGAGGATTAGACCCCTCTCAATATACACAAGCGGTCGCCTCTATGATCCCTCAGTTAAAGACTTTTGGTATCGACACTAGCCAGTTTGAAGGTATTGAAATAACGCCAGAAGGTTTAGATCAAGTTATCGCAGAAACTCAAGGATTCATTAAAGACCCTAATAAACTTGCTCAACTATCTTCAGGGCAACGAGAAAGAAGAGACTTAATGACCGACTTGGAAGGCGCTATTGATCAGAATACAGGGAAATTAATTCCTGTCAATAAAATGACGGCGAGACAAAGAGCTGCAGCAGTTAAGCTTAGACTGGTCGCTCCGCCAGTTGGTTCGGCAATCCAGACAATTGCAGACAAGGGTACTGGGCAAGAAGTCGCTGACGTAGAGAAAACCATTGCAACAGGAAAAGAAGAAGGCAAGCTTGACGCTCAAGGCAGATTAGCCCCAGACATCGAAAAGCAAAAGGTTCTGGCAAAAGACGCTGGAGCATTATCAACTGAAATATTTAAACGCATTGGCGCTGTTGAGCTAAATGTTGGAAAGCTAAAAGAAGGCATAAGATTAATCGACGAAGGCGCCAATGTTGGCCCTATCGATAAGTGGTTTCCTAGCTTTAAGCCAGCATCCATTAAGTTAGACAATCTTAAAAACAGATTAGGGCTTGATGTTATTTCGTCAATAACCTTTGGCGCATTATCAGAGAAAGAGCTGCAAGTTGCATTTGATACAGCCATGCCGTCTAATCTCGATAGTGATGAGTTGAAGATATGGTTTCAAGAGCGAATAGACGCGCAAACAAAACTGCTAGCGGCACTTGAGGATTCTGGGATATTCCTAGCTGAAGATGGCGCGACAATACCTAAGCTAATGGCGAGGCGCAGACAGCAAAGAGGTCAAATCCAACAGCCTAGCGTTAAAGACCTATCAGACGACGAGCTATTTAACTAATGGACACTAAAGAAAAATGGCAAGAGATAGCTAATCGAGGCTTGCAAGACAGGTTCGATCCGGAAACTCGCGCCAAGTTTGACGAGGCCGTTAGACGTGGATTAATTACCATGCCCGAGCAACAACAAGCTCCGCAGTTTCAGTCTGAGTCAGAAATTCCAATTGCAGAAGAAATCAGACTTCCTTTTAAGCCTAAGCCTGCTCAAGAGCCTACTTTGGCCGAAGAGTTAATTGGCGGATTAGAAGGCGCTGCAACAATGACGTCTGGCGCAATAGCCGCGCCAATCGCAGGAATTGTCGGTTTAGCCGAGGCTGCTTACCCTTTTTCTGAGCCTGGCGCAGGAGGAAGGCGCGCACAACAAATTCAAGAAGCCCTGACCATTAAACCAACCAAAGGCGCTGAAATGGCGATGCAGCCGCTTCAAGCTGTTGGAGAAAAAATTGAGTCGGCTCGGCGGTATTTTGGCGAAGACACATTGCAAGCAACTGGAAGTCCTCTCTTGGCAACAATGGCAAGTATTTTGCCGGATGCTACCATGTCTTTATTTGGTGTTAGACTAGGAAAGCCAAGCACGCAACAACCATCTATACCAAAAGGCACATCTAAACTGCAAAGCGCCACCAAACAGAAAATAGGCGAATTGATACAAGAAGGGTCGAAAGACGTCAGTACGGCTAAATTCAAAGTTGCGCCTAACACCGTATTAAGTAAAATAACAGACGGAGCGCCTAGAGTTGTTGGTGATGCAACCGCGAAAACCACAATTAAGCAAGGTTTCGATCCTGCTATTGTTGCTATGGTTAAAGGCTCGAACAACATAGACAAGGCAGGCTTCTCTAAAATGGTCGAAATAACCAAGAAGTCACTTAAAAACGCTGAGTTTGGCGCTAAAAACCGCGCTAGTGACGTTTTAGGCGATTCCTTTCTAAAAAGGATTAATCAGGTCAGTAAAGCCAATAGGAAAGCAGGCGGCAGGCTTGACAGGGTAGCTAAGTCGCTAAAAGGAAGTAATGTTGACAGTTCGCCAGCCGTTACTCAGTTCTTAAAAGACCTAAAAAACAAAGGCGTAACAGTTACAGAGGATTTAAAGCTTGGATTCAAAGGGTCTGATTTTGAGGGTGCAAGCGCTGAAGCCAGAAGCGCTCAAAGCATACTAAGGACAACATTCAACAGAATGTCAAACACTAGAACGCCTGATGCCTTTGATTTGCATAGAATGAAGAAGTTTCTAGATTCTCAGGTGTCATTCGGAAAATCCAAAAGCGGAATGCCTGGCGTTGCCGAAGGAACATTGAAATCATTAAGACGTAATATCGACGAAATACTAGATAATAATTTTCCTGAATACGACAAGGTTAATACTGTATTTGCTGAGACAAGAACCGCTTTAGATAATCTACAAGACGCGGCGGGCAAGAAACTGTCATTTACAGGCGGCAACGCAAACAAGGCGCTAGGCACAAAATTAAGATCGCTGCTAAGCAACAATCAGTCACGAGTTAAGTTAATGGACTCAGTTAATGAGATGGAAAACCTATCAATAAAGCATGGCGGCAACTTTAAAGACAACTTGTTAGCTCAAGCCCTCTTTGTTGACGAATTAGAAAATGTCTTTAAAACATCAGCTAGAACTGGATTTAAAGGTCAAATTGCAGAGGCTGCGGTTGACGTTGCCACAGGATCGCCTCTTAGAGCTACGCTAGGCGCAGGAAAGGCGGCTGTGAGCAAGATAACAGGTAAGTCGCCAGATAAAGCGCTTGAAGCTATTAAGCAACTAATAAAGGAAATCAAATAATGTCATGGTCAAAAATGTCCAGCGTTCCCAACCCACTATTCGACACCAATGGCGATCCTTTTTCTGGCGCGGTACTGAAGGCTTACTTGCCTGGCACAACTACCAGCACTAGTATTGCTATTGATTCAGACGGAACAAGCCCGCAAGCCTCTATAACAGCTAATGCCGATGGCATATGGGAAGTTTCTGGAAACGAAATCATTCCTCATATTGACAGGCTTCATAAGTGGGGTATTTTTGCTAATGCGACTGATGCCGCTGCTAACACGCCTTTTTACATGGGGCCGTTTGATAGTGTTTCTCAGACTGTTGATTCGTCTGGAAGCGTTTCTACGCAAGAGCTAACCACGGCAACAATGGCGAACAATACCGCAAAAACTTACGCTGACGGTGATGTTGTTCAAACAGCAGAGTTTTCAACGGGTAACGGCGGTGGTGGAACTTATGATGTTGTTTTGACTTCAGGCGTAACGCCTAACGCACAAGATATTATTGTTGGCGTTGCAGACGCAACTATTAGCTTTGTATTAAGGCGACCAGACGTTTTGACTCCGTTACATCTTGGCGCTATACCGTCTGTTGATTCTGCGGCAAATACTTCTGCACTAAGGAGGTGGGCTGAGCTTGGCGGAGAATTAAAAATATCAGATGGAGAGTTTTTATTTGACAATACCACGCCATTAACGGAGTTTCCTGCTGATACGTTGATTGATATAAGGCAGGGCGCGACACTAAAAAGCACTATCGCCACAGCTACATTCATTGAGCTGACCAGTAAAGACAACATTAAGTTTAAGGGTGGCGGAAAAATAAAAGGAACGCCTGGGATAGCTTCGGCTTACGATGGAATTACAGTAACGTCGTGTGATAATTTCAGAATGTATGGAATGAATGTAACGCAGTTCAATGGTATAGGCTTGAAGATGGAAAGCTGCACAAATGCTGTTGTTAGAAAAAACAGGTGTTTTAACAACTCTATATATGGCATTCAGGATAAGTTAGGCGTTAATAACTCTATCACTTATAACAAGCTTCATGATAACGGAACTACGGATGCAGGCTCTAATGCGCTTGGTCGTGGACTTGTTACATGGATGGTTACTAAAGGCAAGTATAATAATAACGATTGTTATAACAACACTGAATACGGGTTAAGGGTTTACTCTGAAACTGGCGATGCTTCTGGTACAAGTGACAACGCTTATAAAGGAAATGTTTGTTATGGAAACGGCACAAGTGGCGACATTGAGTTTTATGTGTTCAACGAATCCGGTCTTATTAAAAATAATCTATTTAAAGATAACATAATAACCATTGACGGCGTTGTATCAACTATTGGGATGAGCGCACAAGGAACTGAAAATAATTACATTGATAATCAGATCATTAACTCGAGTAATGACCAAACTGGCACAGCTTATCAGTTGTTCGGAATCTATGACTCAACCATTAAAGGCGGTACTGTTAAAGGTGTGTCGACCGTTTTAGGGTTCAGCGGCACAGCCACATATATTCCAGACGGATTGACTATTAAGGATATAACAGCGCTTGAGGTGGCTAGTTTTATTCCTTCAATAACCTATTTTGGGACTGGCGCCAAAGGACATATAATTGCAGGCAACAAAGCTACTCACGGAGGGCTTGGAACAGACAACGGAATAGTGTTGACGGCATGGGCTGAAGGTCAATTTGAGCTTAAAAATAACACAATGGACGGATTTAACAAGGGCTTTGAAATTTCAGATGTTGCTGTAAATGTTCAAGGCAACACTTCGCTAAATTCTACCACATGGGGTTGCGAGGTAATAACTGCCGTTAACGACCGCGTTGAAATGTGGGGCAACTCATTCGATAGTGGATTTCCCTCATCTATTGTAAATATGAGTACAGGAAGGGTTGAGGCGCAAGGATCAAGGGTGACGTCAAGCAATGCCTCGCCATCGTCTGATAGTAGGCTTTCAGCGTGGGAGTCTGGCGACTTTTGCCACAAAACAGGAGGCGTTACAGTTGACGCCAATGGGCGCATTCAGATCGGTTGGATTTGCACAGTATCTGGGACTGCTGGCACTTGGGAGCCTGTCTGGGCAAGTTCTGCAACATGGGTGTAGTTAAATAGCGCGACTATATGCCGCGCTGGTTTAATGTCAATATGAAGGGAGGTTGCTAAGGCACTCGAATCCTCTTTTACTTGCCTGTCGTTCCGCGCGCAACAACTGACAAAACTCTACCTAAACACTCTCTGCCGCACTGCATGCCTACACCGCACCAACCCGCATTTAGGCTTAGACAACCTCACCACATATTAACACTAGTTGGCTTCTTCGGAAAATCCTTAAGAGCTTCAGCCATTGCCCCATTAACCCTCTAATATATTCGGCACACCCCACTAGATAGGGTGTTTTTGTTTAGGCGCTATTATAATTGAATCAATAACACCCAATATGCCTTATTCAGAACTTAATCAGGTTAATTATCAAAACGGCGACAGCTCATCGTCAAACGGACTGTTATTCGCCACAGGTTGCGCCTGAGCGCTCGCTGGTTGCGTGTTTGGCCTAGAGTCTAGCATCTGCATATTGTTAGCTATAATCTCTGTAGAGTAACGATCTGAGCCGTCTTGAGCTTGCCACTTGCGCGTTTGCAATTTGCCCTGAATGTAAATCTTAGAACCTTTCTTAACGTACTGAGCAATTATATCAGCCAGTTGTCTAAACGCGACTATTCTATGCCATTCGGTACGCTCTTGCTTTTGACCTTGTTTATCCTTCCATGATTCGCTCGTTGCTACGCTGAAATTGACCACGGTATCGCCATTAGGCATAGCTTTAATTTCTGGGTCGTTTCCGACATTGCCTATAATTGTTACGCTGTTTACGCCTTTCATACTGAAGCCCTCGATTGATTAGTTGACTTTAACAACTTATACACATTTCTTGTGCAAGCATGAAGCATTACAACTGGATTCCAGTCGCCCTTTCTAATAATTCGCGTCTGAGCAAGCCCGTTATCATCTATAAATTTCTGCCTTACTAATAGTTGCGGTTCATGCGGTCTATAGGCGACATTTGGCATTCCTACGGTTAATTGTTGCGCCTGCTTTCTGATTTGCTTAGCTTTTTTATTGTTCATATTAACCCCTTAATTTTGACTCGATTATCGAGCATTGTGTTTATAAATTTATCCATTAGCAAGTCTAGTCGATTGTGAAAGTCTTTATCCGCATCAACTTTAATGATTAACGGCGGCATATCAGGATGATAGCTCATAAAATCCCATTGCTCCAAGCCAGTGACCCACATTGAACCTTGCACTTGTGCGACATACTTTGACGGTATTTTGCCGGCCAACAAATATTCAACGTGCGTATGAGGCGCAGGGCATTTAATCTCAAGTCCCCTGTCACCAATTAAGCCATCAGGACTACATGACACTAGTTTATCATCGTCTTTATAGATTAGCCCAACCTCTGATACCTCGGAATCTGTCAGGAACTCATAAGCCTGTCTAGCCTCTGGCTCTAACTCAACGCCTCTGGACATCCACTCGTTTTGATCTACGCTGATTTTATCCTTCATAAAGTATTCAGCTACTAGTTTATTGCAGTACGCCTTAGCTTGCGTACTAGGCTTGCCAGTGGACGTTATGATTTTATCGAAGCATGAGGCGGTTGGTATGCCGCAACGCGCCTTAAACCACGCCTCTGAGCATTGTTCAACGTCTACTATAATCATTTGGCTCTACTCTTAAGCATTCGCACTACTCGCTCATATTGAGACTCAAGGATTGTATCAACTGATTTCGCCTTAAAGAATCCAAGTAATTTATCTTCATTGGCTTTGGTTTCAACAATCAAATCTTTAATCTCATTAGCCTGATCTGCATTGATGTAGCCGCAAGCCGTATCAATGCGCCCGTCAACGTCTTTATCGGCTGTCAAGATACCTAACGCGCCTATTAAGGTATAACGCTGTAGGTAGCTCACTGTAGAACCTCTTGACTGAATGGCGTTTTTAGAACCTGATTCATCTGGCTGACCTTGCATTGACGTACTTTCGCTGTGTCCATCTACATGGGTAACGATACAAGTAACGCTAATCGTTTCGCCGTGAGATTGCTCAAATCGGTAGGATAATCCGCACTTCTTAAGTAATCCACCGATAGCTAGTTGAATATCAGCTAAAGGCGCGTATGAGAAATTATGCCCTTCTTTGTTCTTATAAATCACGCCCTGATTTGCTTGGAACTCAGACAAGGCAACAAAGAATGCTTTTTTCGCCTGCTTAACTTCCCACCTATCTTGTAAGTCCATTAGTCGCTCTAGTGACTCAACAGGCGAATTACTTTGTATTGCTATTTCAAGCAACTTAGGAACGTCAAGCGCATTGGCTTGAACTTGTCCCTCTTGTTTAACTACTAAATCATTCATTCAAGTACTCCTCATATCTTTTATTATAAATTTTACCTAGCCCATTCTGTAGGATAGCTACAAATAAATCGGTTTCATCTGATTTAGGGAATACACTCTTTCTGCCAGATTCGATAAACGTACGCATTAACGAACGGTGCGCGGCTTCAATATCAGCAGATATAATATCATCCATTATATCTTCAAGGTCTTGCTCTGATAGCCAGTCGCTGAACGATAATAGTTCGCGCTCATAACCTACAAATTCTTTTTCTGGGTTGCTTGGATAATCGTCTACATTCCATCCCATCTTTGTAACTCCTCATTAATTAATTACATGACCTAGTATAATGATTATTTAACTAATTGCAAGATTTTATTTTACTTTAGCTAAATTTCGTGTATTATGAAATGACAATCACATTTGGAGAGATAAAAGATGTCAATGGTAAAGATAGATGAACATATCCACAAGAAACTGAAAGAAATCAGCAAAGCAAGAAAGAAAAATTATGTAATTGTACATAAGTACAAAGACATCCTGGCAGAGCTGGTAACAACGGCTCACAAGAAAGAAGTTCCTGTTAAAAAAGGAGAGGGTAAATGAAACTGGATTACAAAATGGGGTTAGAAAAAGCACTTGAGCATTCAGGCATATCATCCAATGAAATGTGCAAGAAGCTCGGCATTACTACAAGCACATGGCTTAACTACACAAGAGGCACTTGCAGGTTAAATGTTCAGCAAGCTGTGAGAATAGCCGAGATTGCAGGCACAGACATTCATCAGCTAATCGACTGGATGAGGGGTGAGCAATGAAAATCTTTTCCACAAAACTTGTTGAGGAAAGCATTGTTAGCGCGGTTGAGTGCGACTGTTGCTTAAAGATTTATGATGATGAAATGGAGTTGCAAGAGTTTTTTGTCCATGAAGATATAGGCGGGTACAGCTCTGTTTTTGGAGACATGAGCGAGATAGAGCTTCACTTGTGCCAATATTGCGTGAAGGACTTGCTTGGACATATTGTGAGGGTGTCATGAGCACAACAAGCAATAACTTCATGAAATGGCCTGCGCCTAAAGCAATACATTATTGTCAGCCTAGCGAGACTTTATGCGCTTGCGGTAGATTTAAAATGGCTGTAATAGCTACTGAGAACAAAGGTCTCGTGGACTGCCTTCGGTGCAAAAAGACCGCTAAATTTAACAAGGAGTTAAGCAATGACTCATAAATACTGGATTAACGGCATAACAGGCGTAAAAATGACCGACAAGGAATACAGCGACATAGGCTTGGAAGCAATCAGAAAGATGCGCTCTAAGTTTGTATACAACGCCGCGTTTAATGTTGAGCAGCTAAACATCATTGAAAGCTACATTGATGAACAGGAGAGGATAAATGACTAAGAAGCAAAAACTACTGCAAGCATTGAAATCAGGCAAAGCAATGTCTAAAAAAGAGCTGTATCACGCCACACGCTATTGGAACATAGGCGGAGGCATTAACAAACTACGCAACGAAGGCTATAACATCATAACTAAGATGGTCGAGCGCAATGATGAGCGTTATGGGGTTTATAAGTTGGAGGTAAAACAATGAGAGAGTTTAAATTCAGAGCTTGGGATGAATCGAGGAGAAAAATGTGTAAGAGCATAGATGTTGGCTGGATTGTTTGCTCTGGAAGGCTGTTTGCAGAAAACTATAACCAGAGTGGAGTTGTTCAAAAATTAACAATAATGCAGTCAACAGGACTCAATGATAAGAATGGCGTGGAGATATTTGAGTTAGATGTTGTAAAGAATATTCACGGAGACACTCAGTTGATAAAATGGCTGGATAAAGAAGCTTGCTTTTGCGCCGAGGACATTCCAATTATTGACGACGACGATCGTTTATTCAATATTGAATCAACTGATGAGGTAATCGGAAACGTATTCACCAACCCAGAACTCCTGGAGCTTGATAACTAATGCAACTTTATGTAGTATATAAGGAAAGGGGCTAGCGAAAGCCAACCCCTTTAGAATACTTGAACTTTGACCGAGAAAAGTATTCGTAGAAATGTAATGTTATAACATAACGCTTCTATTTTCAACACTTCTTAAATTTTCGGTAACAGTATTTAAAGTAAAAAGCTTAAGACGGCTAGAAAACGTACAAATGTTGATAAGAGTGTTTTTGCCAAGTTAGACTCTTAAAACTCAAACTAAACGGTTAAGTGTTTTTAATGGGCGGCATTAGTCAAAGAGTATTCATGGATTCGTGCAATCTGCTAGAGCTTGAGATTAGTGTCACCCCATAAAAACATTTAATTAAAGTGACCAGACACTTAAAAGGCTCTATCAGAGAAGGCACTCTATAAAATGCTAGTACGATACTTAACTTTAAATAATGGTAATGCTTAGATTCAATATGCAGTATATGAGTTATCAACTTATGTCTAAATGACAACTATGACTTAAAGAAAGGCATAACATGGAATACATGACAATTATTAAATTTGACAAGATAGACGAATCAGTGAATAGTCTTATCAAGGATGGCTGGACACCTTTGGGCGGGGTAACAATGACAACGGTTAGCGATAAGGTCTGTATGGCTCAAGCTTTAACGAGAAAGCCAAAGGCTAAGAAGCGTACCGAGAGATTCAAAAAACCAACCAGAGAGGCTGTGAGCGCGTTTGAGAAGGAAAACAACCTTAATTTAGAGGGCATGTATGATTTCTATGAGTCAAATGGGTGGAAAGTTGGTAAGAACTCAATGAAAGACTGGAAAGCATCAGCAAGAAATTGGAGCAAGCGCTCAATCGGAACTGAACCAGTTAAACCATCAGTTTCACATATTGACGCTAACGAGCTTAAAAAGGCTCAAGACAACCAAGAGCTGATGAACGCTAAAAAGAACGGCTTTGAAACAGTTGACGAATATAACGCGCATCTGTTCCAGCAGCAGATTAATAAATACAAGTAAAGGAGAATAGAATGATGTGTAGTATTGGCGGTGTGGTTTTATGGTTTGTTATTGGCTTTTGTATAGCTATATGGGCTACAACAAAGGACAAATAAAATGAAAACACCTATATGGTACTAAGCGAACTTTAAATACAAATAAGGAGAGTAACAATGAAACCAAATAATAAAGGTGTGATAAACCAAGAAAATCTGATGTCTTTGCTGCACTATAATAAGGTCACCGGAGTGTTTACATGGAGAAAACGTGACGCATCCTTGTTTGCATCAGCACAAGCAGAGAGGATGTGGAATAAACGCTACGCAGGGAAGGAGGCAGGAACAGTCCGTCAAGAACCTGGCGGCTATAGGGTTATTCTTATAAATGGAAGAAAATACATGGCTCATCGTTTGGCGTGGATGTATGAGTATGGCAAGATTCCAGAAGGGTGTATAGATCACATCAATTGCAATAAATTGGATAATAATATATCAAATCTTCGTGAGTGTACTATGTCAGAAAACCTAATGAACTCCAAATTAATGCGCGGAACTATGTCTGGGATAAAAGGGGTGCATTTACACAAGCCATCCGGAAGATGGCAGGCGAGACTTAGGTATGACGGAAAGAATAGGCATGTTGGTAGTTATGGCACAAAAGAGGAGGCGAAAAATGCAATTATTGCCAAGAGAAATGAGGTTCACGGGGAGTTCGCCAGACATGAGTAAAGATATTAACGAAATGACAGAAGCAGAGAAGAATCTTGAGATAGCTAGGTTGGCTTATCCTCAGCATAAAGTATACATTGTTAAGACGACTGGTGAGGTCAGAGTAGAGGAAGTGTGTCATCAAGGCTTTACTAGGGATATGCGTGTTGACTACTACAAAAACTTGCATGATCTAGCAGACTGCCTGTTATTGCTATTGCGCGAGAAAGCAAGGGAGAGTAACGATGAGCGATAAACCACAACAGGCAACACCCCATAAAAGCTTAATTGATCAAGTTATGGATAGTCGTGTGGCTAAAAACGAACGTGAATGGGCTTGTGCTATAGAAATAGAAAAGTTACAAGCCAGAGTGCAAGAGTTAGAAGAAAAAATGAACATCACCAATAAGCACGATTTAATTTGGTTAGAGCGACGGGAAGTTAAACGAATCAAAGCTGAAGGGATTGAGGAAATGCTAGAAGATTTGGCAAAAACTCAAGATGGCAGATATATGATGCTCATCCCTTTAAATCGGATTATTGATTGGAAAAACAAGTTGGAGGTCAACAATGACAACAGCTAACGCAACAACAGACAGCACAGGCAATATGCTTTACTCAGTCAACACAAGTGGCAAGTTTAGAGCGAGGCAATTAACATCTAAAACTATTGGCGTATGGGATTATGTGTTACCCGGTAAATCAAAAACCGTTCAATTAGTCACATTACTAGGTGATTCAGCCTATGACCTGCTGGCTAGACACATTCACGAAAGCGAGAAAATACCACTAGGCGCAACGGTTAATATTAATCGCTCAAGCCGAGTCGTTGAAATCAAGGTTAAGCAAAACAAGCGAGACTATCGATTATTCTCAGGCGCGATATATAGGAAGTGATATGAGCAAAATAGCGGGAGGTAAAATAATGCCAGAGGATAAATCAATGAACGTACTAGATTTGTTCTCTGGTATTTGACTCGGAGGCTTCGCATTAGCATCACATCCACATGGATTTAAAACAGCAGCATTCTGTGAATACGACAAAGACGCCCAAGCAGTATTGAAAAAGCGATTTCCAGAAGTGCCAATAATTAACGATATTAAGGAGTTAGTGTTTTGCCTAGAACATCTAAAAGAAAATCAGATGCTGCCAGAGAAAATCAAAAAAAAGCTGTTGCAGCGAGAGTTAAGAATGGAAATGTTGAGTGCGTCTGCAAAAACTGTGGCAAGCAGTTCAACACACCAAAAAGCTACATTGCAAAAGGTGGCGGAAAATTCTGCTCTAACAACTGTCGATATGTTTTCAAGCGAGGAGACAACGGAGCAAACGCAGGGGGTGGGGCATGGATGCTCGGAGAAAATAACCCCAATTATATTGACGGCAAATCCTCAGAGCGGAAAGAAGGGCGCGTTAGATACGCAAAAGAACTCAACCAATGGAGAAGAAGGGTTTACGCAAGAGATGGATACCAGTGCCAGGAGTGCGGAATCAAGCCAAGAAAACAAGGGCAGCTTAACGCCCATCACATCAAGCACTGGGCAACGCACGAATCGTTGCGATTCGATATTAACAACGGAATTACAGTCTGTATTGACTGTCACAAAGCAATTCATGCAAGGGGGAATTGATGTCGTCACAGGAGGGTTTCCATGCCAGCCAGCTTCAGTTGCTGGGGCAAGAAAAGGAAGGGAAGATGAGCGATGGCTCTGGAATGAGATGTTTAGAGTTATACAAATTGCACGTCCAAAATGGGTTATCGGAGAAAATGTATCTGGGCTTATCACGGTTGATGAAGGGCTGGCATTCGAGAATGTGTGTCTTGACCTGGAAAGAGAAGGTTACACCGTACAAACGCTTATTATTCCAGCTTGTGCCAAAGACGCGCACCACAGAAGAGACAGGGTTTGGATTATTGCCCACACCAACATCTAGTGACGGCACATCGGGCGGAGTTATTGGAAAAAATGACACATATTATCAAACATCTGGACTGCCAAGAAAGATAACGCAAAACGGTGTTGATGGATCGGTTGGACTAGGCAGGCTTGTGCAAATGTGGCCAACACCTAACGCCGGAGACGATAGAGACAGAGGAAATCTGTCAAATCCTTGTATTCAAAGGCGAAAGGAAATTGGCAAGCAAATCATGTTGAGCCAGTGTGTTAGTGAAGAATCAGGCAGATTAAACCCAGATTGGGTCGAGCCTCTAATGGGCTATCCAGTCGGCTGGACTGATTTAGAAAAGGATAATGTAACGCATGAGATAACTGAGTTTGTTGGTAATCCTGACGATTCAGGCGAGCCAAGAGTAACAACTAGATCCGACTTAAGAGCCAAACGACTTAAGCAGCTTGGAAACTCAATAGTTCCACAGGTGGCCAGCGAGATATTTAAAGCAATCAGGAGCATAGAAGATGAATAAAAGAGAAATTAAAGAATTCAACCGAAGAAACAATTGGAATAAGTTAATCGCTGTGATTGCTGTATGTATCGCTATCAATGTATTATTTGGCCATGAATGGTGGACAGGATAATAAACACTTGACACTATAAGCGCATGAGCGTATAGTGAGTATATAGGTTAATGAGGGAGTAAATAGCATGACACAGCAAGAGTTTTATGATCTACCAGAAGTTCAGGCGCTAATAAACATTCAAAAAATGAATATGTACGGAAGCGATGCGCACAAGCAAGCGCATGGCAAGATTGCAGATGTAGCCAAGAGGGAGGGCGTATTTGAGGAATATAGAGCCTCTGGTGGTTGTGATTATTAATAAATCAATAAAAAGGAGTAAACATGAAGCATCAAGTATTTAAACTTCAACAATACGTCGACATCTACCACGACGGCAACAAAGCCTCATTTGGCAGAGAGTTCGGCAGAATGCCTCAGAGCGTAACGCGCTTGTTCCATAAGCCTGAGCAATGGGCTGTTATCATGGTTAAGCGTAAAGCGCTGTTAGTTCAAATAAGAGGAGAGAGCAAATGAATAAAGTAACGCTGGAATTAACTGATGAGCAGTTAGCGAAAATACAAAAGATGCTTGCTGATGAGCCTATGTCTACGGGCGTTAGATGGAGGGCTGAGAAAGACAAGAGGTATTGGCTCATTGACGATTATGGTGATATATTCGGAACCGTAGACATGAGACTTTCATCAGATAATTACAGATACGATATAGGCAACTACTACAAAACAGAAGATGAAGCCCTTGTCGCTGAGAAGAAACAATTAGCTATGCAGAAAATCTTTGACTACATTGCTAAAGGCGATGCGGAAAAAGGATTGGTTATTGGGCGGAATAATAAAAGCCAGACAAGATATCGCGTATTTTACGACTCAACTCAGAACGCCTTACTGCTGAGCTATAATCGCTTCATTGTGGAAACAGACCCGCGCCTCTATGGGCATAAGGACGTTATCGAGCAATCAATAATTGACCTTGAGAGCGAGTATTTGATTTATTTTGGGGTGGAGCGATGACCATATCCTGTAGTTGTGATTTTGAGCTAGATGAATGTAATTGGGCATACATACCAAAGATGAATTTAACTGCACTGAGTACCAAACGAGGAAGGCGTTGCTGTGGTTGTAATAAACTAATAAAGGTTGGCGAAAGTTGTCAGCCATTGACAAGATTTAGATTGGCTAGAACAGAAATTGAAGAGAATATTTATGGGGATGAAGTCCCAATAGCAACATGGTATAACTGTGAGAGCTGTTTTGACTTTTACGAGTCAATTACAGAGCAAGGTTATTGCGTAACCCTTAGCGATGGATGGATGGGTGATGCAGTAGAGGAGTTGAAACGTGTGGCGGAGGAGGGCGAGTGATGACAACAACAGAACTTATAAAGATATTAAAAAAATTTGAACTGGGTGCTTGTGGTAGATCCAGAAAAGTATCTTTCAGTGTTGATGGAGCGTTTATTCCAGAGCCAGATATATCAATTAACAGTACAGGTACTGGAATTGCTGGTGCGGAAATCTGTTTACTATTGAAAACGGGGAGGTGAGCAATGAACACAGCAACTCAACTGGCATCCCTTGACGTATGCGATATATACACTCAAGCAAAGGATAAAGCCGTTCAAATCGACAAGAAAGGCAATAGATTATGCTTCACCTTCGAGGATGGATCTAAACTAAGGCTAGATTACTCAGGCGTATACGTTGAGCTAGTTGAGGATATGTTTAACGATGATATTGCAGTAAAGCAATTTGAGGAGAAATAGAATGAGTGATAGCTTAGAGAGCCTAGCTGAAGAAGATGCCCAATTTAGCGCAATCAGAGAACTTGCAAAAGGTATAGGGTGCGATGATTACGAATCAGCAGCATACGCTATTGAAAGGTTTTCTGTTGAATATTACGTTAATGATGAGACACCTAAAATGAGCCTGTCACTAGCAAAGAAAACATTTTTATCAGTAGGCGGACAGTTAACAAAGGAGAAATAGAATGAGCGTTCAAGTCTATAAAGAGCCTGAAGTAATAACTTCAAAAGAACTGAAGGCAGTAGCTAGTCACTTATTGAAGATGGCGAAAATCGTTAAAAAGAACAATGGAACATGCTTTGGAATTATTGAGTTCGCGCAAAGCGAAACTGTAAATAGCGAGAATAGCATTGTATCTACATTTTCAATGGCAACTGTAAAGGTAAGTGCAAGCGAACACCATGCCCGTAACAAAGTAGAAATAGAATGAGCGAGCCAAGCCAGTGAAAATAACCTGCCATAAAATATCTGATGGATTTATACCTATTGAGCGCGACATTGACAAGATTCGCAAGATACCCAATGGCTCGGTGATTGAGATTACAATCAAGATCGAGAAAAGAACGGACAAGCAGAACAACTGCCTTCATGGGTACTTAGGTCAAATGTCTACCAAGATGAACGAGGCAGGCTATGATTTTAAAAAGGTCGTTCAATTACCTGTTAGTTTCACAACGTCAAACATGAAAGAATATATGTTTAAGCCTGTTATGACTGGAATGTATCCAGAGATAACATCAACTACAGAATTAAGCACTATTCAGATCCAGCAGGTTTACGAGACATTTAATAATGCTATGGGTGTAAAGTTTGGGATAAGCGGTAACTGGCCTGATAGATTTACGGGCGGTAAAGTGTAGAACAAAAGGTTGTTTTATGCTAAGCTAACAATGTTTCCAGTAGTACCCGCCCTTGTTTTTTACTCCTCATTTTGGCAAGGGCGGTTTTTTAAGAATTGCTCGTGACAATGCGTTCTGGCCGTAAGGTGCGCGCATTGATACAGAAAGTAAGTCCGTTGAGTCACGACAGCGGCAATCTGAGGACAAGATTATCAACTCCAAGAAAAAATGTACCTACTGCGGAAAGTTCAAGCCATATGACCAGGTTATCAAAACCAACGTCGGCAATTTCTGCAATAATGACCACAGAGTAAAGTACGGCATTGAGAAAACTGACAAGCTACTAGCCAAATCCAGAGACATCACCAAGAAGAAACACTCAAAGAAAAAGCGGGAGTTAAATGCCAATAGCTTAAAAACGCGCAAAAGAGCCGCAAGAGAGGCTTGTCATGCCTACATAAGAGCTAGAGACGAAGGAAAACCTTGTATATGCTGCAACAGACCAATGACAGGACAAATCCATGCAGGACACTGGTTAGAATCGGGAAACAACCCTATAATCAGATACAATGAAAATAACATCAATTCCCAGCTAGCTTACTGCAATACATACAAAGGCGGCGACTCAGGCGACTACGAAGCCAATTTAAGGCTAAAGATAGGTGATAGGAAGGTTGACCAGCTAAAACGCTTCAAAGGCTCTAAGATACGCGGTAAAGTGCTAAAACGAACCGCAGATGATTACAGGGCTATTGAGAAACACTATAAGCAGAAGCTAAAGGATATGATATAATGTATGTGGCTAGGGCATGCAACCCGAAAAGCAGCAACACCAACTGCCTGCCACAAACATGCTTATTGGTAATAATAGCTAAAGGTGATAGTTATGAAAAATTGCATCAAATGCAACACTAGAAAAAAAGAAGAGCAATTCCACAAAGACAGCAGAAGGCCTGACGGTTTATTCCCATACTGCAAAAAATGCAGGCAAATACCAAGGAAGCCCGCAAAGTGCAGGCCGATTAAAGAAGTTCTTTCTAACTATAGAGTTGCAGAAAACGAGTGTTGGGAATGGAGTGGAACGCTTGACATAGATGGATATGGCGTTGCCTGCTTCAAGGGGGAGCGGCAAAAAGCCCATAGGCTTAGTTTTTCACACCATGTTGAACCAATTAAGCAGGGCCTAATTATATGTCACAAATGCGACAATCCTTCCTGTATAAATCCAAATCACTTGTACCAAGGAACAAGCCAAGACAACACTAACGACATGATAGCAAGAAAAAGGCAAAATCCGCCCATAGGAGAAAGGTCTGGCAATGCGGTTTTGGAAATAGAGCAAGTAAGAGCGATAAAGCACGACCCAAGAAGGCATAATAAAATCGCTATGGATTACGGAATAGCGGCATCCACTGTAAGTAGCATTAAGACTGGCAGAAACTGGTCGCGCGCATTAGGTGAGGCTGATAGAAATGCGAAAGCAATTTAACAAAGAGATTAGAGAGTTAAAACGTTATCTTACTCTCTAAAAAGCCGCTATGTATGACTTGGTTGTTATGTGATATAATTCAAGGATTAATAACGATGGAGAACTGCAATGCAACCTTTAACAATGGCTGGCGACGGCGGAAAGACTCGACCAAAAAAGACAACTAGAAAATCTAAACCCAAAAAGACAAAATGAACACAGTCATAATACTATCTATCTTTGTTTCATCGTTTTTCATTGAAAAGCTGATAGATAAACTTGCATTGTCTGTTTTCTGTTTTGCAGTACTTTCATTCAATATTGCAGGGCACTACATACCTAATGAATACGGACAGTTATATTATCTGTTGGCCGCTATTGTCGATCTCTCGCTTATTATAATTCTTAGTAAGATGAGCGCGATAACCAGCCTAATCACCAAAATACAACAAGTGTGTAAAGCATTTATAGCTGTCAACTTCATTGGATGGGCTTTATTTATGCTGTATTATGAGCCGATATTGTATGAGATTATGTGCGGCGTACTGTACGCCTACCTATTAACACTAACTCTCGCAAGTAAGGAGCGCGGCGATGTGGGATATTTTACAATGGATCGTTGGAGTCCTGGCTTTTTGCTCAATCTTTATAAGAGCTACAGGTTTGTGCAAGGCGGCAAAACGGAGAAGAGAGCTTGAATTACTTAATAGAAGGCGTGGCAAGAGCTGCACAGGATGTAAAGACGGCAGCCACAGTAAGCACGACAACTGCAACAGCGGGCGTGGCAACATGGCTGGAAATGATACCGACCGACATAGGTAAGATAGCGACCATAGTGGGCATACTGCTATCAAGTGTTCTAATTATTGTCCATGTCCGAAAGGATATGCGCGAAACAAGAGAGCACAGAGTCAGAATGGAGCGGCTGGAAAATGGCAATGACATTTAAAGGTGCTGATAACAAGACCTGTATGGCTAAAACTGCATTTATGTATAGCCTAGGTATCTGCTTAATCAAAATCCTTATATCTGGCGTTGCAATAGGCGACATGACCTTTGAGCAAGCTGATTATACGGGCATGGCGGCATTCTTAGCCCCAGTAGCCGCTATTTACTACGGTAGAGCAAAGACTAAGGCGGAGCATCAAACTTATGTTTAGCGGAATAATGACAAAGATAGCAGGCGCACTCACGTTAGCAGTCACCATTCTGCTGGCAATTGTCGGTTATCAGCGTAAAGAAAACAAACGCAAGCAAGAAGTCATTGACACGCACGAAAAGAAAGACGACATCCAAGACCAAATTAAACAAGGTGAGCAGGACATTGAAGCTAATAAAGATAGCATTGATACTGATGATTGGAAGCGTAACATTTAGTTGTTCAACGATTAAGCTAATCCACGAGCCACTAGATATCGAATCTTGTCTTAAAGAGCGTTATACTGAGTATGAAAAAGCAACGATGACCGACCCTGTAGGGCGTAAAATCTACTTAAACAAGAAATTATGCGAGCAGTTAATCACAAATCATAACGAGGCGCACAGGAATGA